TTGTTGTTCTTATGTTTGGGCCTAGAGAACCGCCACCTTCTAAATTATCTCCGCTAACACCCCAAGTCCAACTAGAATTTGTACCAATCCAATTTGTGTTGGCATTACTAACAAAAGTATTTGAGTTTGAACTGTAATTTATAATGCCAACATTACTTGTGTTTGCTTCAGCTTGAAACCCAGGACTACCGTTCGCACCAACACCACCAGTTCCACCAGCAGAACCTGCTGCAACTGGATTTGTGGGATATCCTGCTCCGGGACCGCCTGCACCACCAGAACCAGAAATACCAGTAACTCCTATATTCCCAACAATATTAGCTGAGTTTCTTATCACAATATATGTAGAATTTGCCCAGCCAAATCCAGTTCTAAGTGCTGGAGTATTTGCAGAATTACTCGTAATGTTTGCATTGACTAAGCAAAAAACATTTAAAGGATATGATGGCGAATTTGCCCTTGCTCGCAAATTGACATTGTTTGCAACAGAGTTTATGTTTATTAGTATATTTGGTCTAGTGACAAGTGGTAGAAACATTTTATCCTACGTCAGGAATGAATGAGCCGTATAATTTTGATCCATCAGAAATGAAAGTAAACACATCACGAGAATTCGCTGTTGTAGTTAATGGCGGAGCAATATTCCCTGTAAAACGATATCCTTGTTCAAAAGTAAGTGAGCTACCACCAGACGTATTTTGCACTACATGAAGAACATATGTACCAACACGAATATTTGTTATGTTTGATAGAACACGATTTCCATTCAATGTAACCGTAGCAATTTGTCCATTTGATGCATCCCATGTTATAGTTGCAGCATCAGTCAATGTTTGCGAAAGAATATTGGCTTTTGCGGTATCGACAAGACCGCCGGTCATGCGAATATTTGACGATACGTTGATATTTGGAACAACTAAGGTTCCAGTCATCGTGTCGCCCGTGCGAAGAACCGTATTACTTGCATTGTTGTTTGCAACATTAGCTTTGTCAAAAGCGGCAGCTGCAATTACATTTGCTGTATTTGCTTTATCAAATGCTAGATTTGCAATCAAATTTGCAGCATTAGCACGATCAAAAGTTGAGGCAAGCAAAGATACTACATTCAAAGTTCCAAAAAACAACGTATTTGCTGTAACAACATTTGCAGTCACACTACGATAAGTCGTAAGACCATCGCCAAGCAAGTCATTTGTGACAACAATCAGCTGATTAGTCGTCACTCTCCATTCATCAAATGTGTTCGTGAGTGCTACATTACTGATTGCCATTTAAGGTAACTCCGTTATTTTTTCGCATTCTCATAAGCTTCTAATGCTTGTGATCTATAACTCCAACCTTGTTTTGGATCAAATTTTTCCAAGTCGCTAGTTGACTTGCAATCATTCCATTTCTTGTAATTTGTAGCAAATTCTTCATCTCTTGTTTTAAGAACATTCATATATGCTGCAGCAAACAAGTTTTCTAGTTGTTTTCTATTTAAGCTTCGTACAGTTCCATCGTGTGTTCTTACAGAAAAAGTTTGTACCCCGCCTATATATCCAATCAACAAATGTGAAAATTCGTGTGAGTTAAAACAATATATCACATCATCACAAAGAAAATCTTTATGAGTTAGTCCAAAAGTAAATTCGCTAACAAGTAAAGCAAATTTTTTATGTCTTTCTGCTTCAAATTTGATATTTTCGTTCATATGATTCCCGTTATGTCTTGATTATGTAATTTAGTATCATGGTTGGCTGCATATTTTGGTGAGGATAGTTTTCACCAACTGTAGTGTTTATATCATCTGCCACAGGTAGAGGTGTGTTGTCACCAAATGCTGGATTGGTTGTTGATGTTGTGCTTCTAATATTAAATGTTGGCAATTGAGCTGTAGTTAGAATATGTGTTTGCGTACCACCATTTGCGCCCAATGTAGTTCCAGCAATACCGCTATTTGCATTTGATCCAGATGCAGTTACTCGTAGTGCAGCAGTTCCGCCCATATCGTCACGGCCAGCAACAACTCTACCACGAAGATCAGGAAGATTAAACGTATTTACTCCGTCTCCTGATCCGTATGTAGTACCAATTGCAGAATAAAGAGATGAATATGTTGTTCTAGAAACAGCATTGCCTGAACACAATAGCCATCCAGTAGGCTCTGAAGAACCTGCATACGGCATGATGACGCCCGAAGGAACACCCGTGTTTGCAGCATTAAATGCTGAAACTGCTACGACGTTTGCGGTATTTGCTTTGTCAAAAGCTGCGGATCCAGTTGATTGTGCTGCATCAGCTTTTGTGCAAGCAGTATTTGCTTTGTCAAATGCGCCAGAAGCTATAACATTTGCTGTATTAGCTTTATCAAACGCTAGATTCGCAATTAAATTTGCTGCATTAGCACGAGCAAATGCAGCAGTTGGAAGTGTAATTACATCAACGCCGTTCGCGTATATTGTATTTCCACTAATTACATTTGCTTTAACATTTCGATATGTTTGAAGACCGTCATCAAGAACGTCGTTAAGAGCAACTACGGTTTGATTTGTAACTAATCTCCATTGATCAAATGTGTTAGTTAAAGCAACGTTACTAATTGCCATTATTTGTTCTCCGATAACAGAGCAAGAATCTTATTCATTGTGTCCTTAATTTCAGCTACTTCTTCTTTCAAAGTATTTATTTCATTAACTTTAGACATCATGTTTTTTTTCACTTTATATTCGTCCAACTGTGCTCTATTTGTGTTTAGAATTGCTTTTGAATTTATATCACGAACATATTGCGTATCGGTAATCTTGACTTTCATTTTATCATCCTGCTGGCAACGCAATTACACGCATATCTCTAACTTTAGGAACAAGAGTAGTATCTGGACTACTTAGCACTATCTTGACTGAAAAGAACTTGAATGTTTCATATGTTGTTCCACCACTTGAATATATAACCAAATCGGTGTTTAGAGATGGTCTATATTCATATTCAATGTAGTCATTGTAGTTTGTTGATGTCACTCCCGATGGCGTCTTTTGCTCCATCTTGAAATATGATTTTACATCAAAATCATCGGGATCATCAGCGTTCAAAATCTTATAGTATACTTCAATTCCCGTCGTAGGTGGCTTATATGCAGTCAAGAACACGCGAAGATCCGAAGAGTCAAAGCCATCGTTTAGCTGTACGCGACGACTAATATAACGAGCAAGATAATTACCACCAGACGATCTTGTTTCACCAAGAACAATTGCTGAAGCGTTTCTTGTCGCGCCGCCTTCAGAGATTGTAATAGTTGGCGTGCTTGTATATCCAGAACCACCAGCTGTAACAACGATGTTTCTAACTACGTTTGCTACAACGTTTGCTGTTGCCGTTGCACCTGAACCACCACCGCCAGAAATTGTAACTGTTGGATTGGTGTGTCCTGCGCCGCCGTCAGTTACCACAATTGTCGAATTTGAAAGATTTGCATTATTGATGATATTTTCAATTGAAAACAAACCAAGTCTTTGTACATCAACTGCTGGAGACACATCTGGATTTAGTGTCGCGAAATCTGCCTTCAATATAAAGTGATTTGAATTATCAATCTTTCTACGACCTAAACCATCATTAAATTCATAGTCTTTGTTTGTCAAAAATCCTGTATACGAAGAATCGACTATCCCCGTTGACTTCAATGTGGCTTTATATGAATAATCTAGTGTAGATGTAGCAAATTTCATCTGATCTGATCGAACGTACATTAAGTCCATCTCGACATTTGAAGACGGAGAACGAACGTTGAAGACTCCTGATCCTGAACTTGCCGTAGAAAATACGCATTTATGCACGACAAACATTAGGTCTTCGTCTGCAAAAGGTATCCATTCTGATGCATTTTGTGGCTTATACAAAACGCCGGCATTCGGTTGCTTAGATACAGACCTATCACTACCAACTAGTGTTTGACCAACTTTGGCTGAAAATAGAACATATTCAGGACTATCTGAATACACGACAAGAGCATATTCACCGCCAGGTTCAAGATATACTGGAGCTGGAAAAGTAAATGTTGTTTTTGTATCAGAATCATTTGAATCTGGTTGGTCTGATGTTTTTACATTTATCGCATCAACAGAGACTTTTGATAAAGGTATGGCATAATTCGTTAGAGGAAATCCATTTCTTGTCGGACGCAATTGCACTTCGACTGGAAGTATTCCTGATGAATCTTTATTTGCGAAAAATAGATCAACGCTAGAGACAAATACACCTTCTTTATAAAGAGTTCTATCTACGAAAAATGTTTGTGCTAGAATTGCTGCCATTTATTCTCTCTTTTCTTAATCAAAAAATTATTGCTGTTCTGATCCGCCGCCACCAAAACCACTGGCTCCTGTACTATCTGGACCTAATCCACCACCGCCAAAACCATTATTATCTGGTGCTCCATGATTTCCAGCACCACCATCCCAATAATAAGCATCTCCAGGATAATATGTAGGCTGAGGTAATCTGGTTGCAGTTACACCCACAGAAACACCAATCAATCCTTGTGCATAGAACTTGCTTTCGCCAATAGTAGTTGAACCGTTTGAAGAACCATTAGCAAGATTGCTTATTCTAAACATTCTCTCGCCGGTTCTAAACTTCAATGTACTATTGCTCGGTACAACAAATGTTCCGGCAAGTTGACCAAATTCATTTGTCTTTGAATCACCAATTGAATATCTTGTATTTGATCCTGGTGTTACAGAGAAGCCTGCAGTGTTTCTTGCAGATCTCGTTGAGCCAATATACGCATCAATTGTATAAGAAGATCCAACACCCAAACCATCAACAAAGTAGATTGTATTTCCTACATACCAACTATCCGTGTTTGCTGCATCAAATGCAAGATTGATCGTAGTTGAATTTGCACTTCTTGCAGTACCTGAATAGTGTCTATATTCTACAACAATACCTGTATTTGAAGATCTTGCACCTGTCCAAGTTTGTCCAACTATCACATTACCGCTAACGTCTGCAACATATGCAACATTAGATGATGACAGTGTCTTTGACAAGATAACGTTTGCAGTATTACCCGATCCCGAAGTAATTCTTTCACCATCGGCTTTATCAAAGAAATTATTTCCAGAAAATACTAATTCGTTAGCTCTCTGAACATAATTTGTTACGTTCACATCATCAAAGTAATAATATACAACTTTTCTTGGTCTTAAAGATGTTGTGACAAAATCAATATCGATTTGACGCATGATCGGAGTAACACCAAGGTTTACGACACGATCATTGACAGTTTGAGAAATTTGATCAAATGAAGAGCGACGCAGGAATCCGTTCTGATAGCCGCCAAATGTAGTTGTTCTATTTACACCATTTTCCCAAATTTGTAGTCCATTTCTTCCCTGCTCGTTCAATTCATTTGTAACAATTTCTGCACCAGTTGAACGTGTTTCCCAATGACCGAATTCAGCATCAAACGCAGATGTTGTACCACTTAGTGCTGATTGCAATCCCGAATATCCATCGTTTTCTCCGGTATAGTTTATCGTCACATCTGGTAGATCATACTTGTTGAAATAAAAGTCAGACTCAGGAATCAATTGTATTGAGCCAACAAAGCGAGCAAACAGATATGGTTGAACGTCAACTGTTTGCGATGAAACGTTTTGAACAACCATTTCTTCTGTCGTATACGGAAGCAATACAAGACCGGATTTATATGTCAATCCAGTACTTGCGCTAAAATCATAGTCTAAGTAGTGTGAATTTGTATTAGTTGACGGACGAAGTTCTTCTGTTCTAGTGTCGATTGAACACTTGTAATCAATGTTTCTTACGTCACCGACAGAATGTCCCTTGAACGAATCAACAAGTATACCATTCTTTGTGCGATCAAGACCATTAACATCCTTGATCGACATGATTTCAGTATCTTTTTCGACCAAATTCAAAGCCGTGTAATATTCTAGATTTTCAATTCTCTTTTCTAGAGAACCGATATCACGCATCGTGTAGCGTTTGTTTTCGACGTACTTTACTATTACATTTGCTGGCGATGCCGTGTAAGGAGCAATGGTCAAATTATACAGAACCATTGATCCTTCAGGTTCTCTAGGAGGAACTGGATTTAGAGAAGAGACGCCCTTAACAACGCTAAACACTCTGTCTTTTGTCAATACGATCTTGTCTTTTCTTGCCAAATAATATTGATAATCGGCAGAAAATTCTTCATTAGGAAGACCGACTCTGAAGGTTTGTAGAGTATATCCGGGCGAAGTGTTTGAGTTGTCTTGTCTTCTTGGTCTAAAATCTATGCAGTCTCTTAGATCATATGTTTCGCCTGATGATGCACTTGTATATTGTGGAATATTGTTATAATATGGATAGGAATCGACAGAGAAATATCCTAAACCATCACTACCACCAGTTTCGTGTTTGAAATAACTAAAGCAAACTACAACATTTCCTGTTGGTGGCGAATTTCCTGGAAGAAAGACAATTCCGCCATGATCATAATGATCATCTCTTTGTCCATTGTCAAGAGAGTATCTTGATGTAATGTCAGTATATGAAGATAAAGCAGTTCCGCTTGTGAAAGCAGCAGACCCGATATCATATATCTTGTTTATTTCATAAACGTCAGATGTGTACAAGCTATCTTTTTGACCTGGTGTCTTGTTTGGCGCGGAAAGATGAACTTGACCAGCTGCAGAATAGATAGAAACATTTGCAAATGTTGCATTTGCTGTTCCACCTTGCGTTTGAATATGTGTGGAATTTGAAGTAACTAGAGTCTTCAACTTCTCATTTATTTTTGATCCAGAAGTTATCGAAACTTTTGCCAAAATGTCAGCTATGAATGTATTTGCTTGAGGCGCCGTGAAAGTTGCTGTTGGCGTTCCTCCATTATTAACGACAATGCTTGCACTACCTGTTGTCATAGGTAGAATTGCACCGTTTGCTCCAATCGTTGAACCTAGATTGTCGCGAATAACAACAATGAAGTTTTCCAATGCTTGAGTAGTTGACTGTGTACCATTTGCAAGAAATACTTCTCCAACACCAGCACTAATTGACCCAGTTGTTCCGCTTGTAAAGGATACTGCAGTACCCAACACCTTGAAGTAGTCGTATGTTTGATCAGTTATGCCCTGCTTGACATAGTTTTGTGGTAGCTCAAATAGCAACTTGTTGTATCTAGGATCGGTAATTACTGTATTGCTACCATATTTGCTTGATGCATCAACGTCCATAGAGCCGCCAATAGAAACTGGAGTTCCAGTTACGATATTTGCCATGCTCTTGATATCTCTAGATGAGAAATCTATTGACCAACGATCAGCGTTTGCTTGAGCTGTTGATATGGCAATATTTGAGTCAAGAGTTGCTGTTCTCGTAGTTCCATCATAGCTTACGATTGTTCTGGTCACTCCCGACAATGCACCATTTGCAATTCTTATGACCGAACCTAGATATGCGTTTGCAACGTTTGCTACAGTTTGTGCCGATGTTTCATTTGACACATTTGCTAGTACAATTTTATCATTTGATGTATTTGCAAATATTGTTCCGGTTACATTTGAGAATGAAAAATCATTCAAATAAACTCTATATTTGTATGAATATGAATTTGCTGTATTTCCAGCACTATCATAGTCAACATTTACTATTCTTGCTGTTCCAACTTTAGTCGCTGCGTATGAGGTTGGATTTACTGTATTAATTTGACCGCGAACAACCGAATGCAAATCGACAAGCTGTGGACCAATGCCAGAATCATCTATTTTGAAAAATCCGGTCGATGTTGCGCCGCCAGTGGAATTTGCATTTGTCGCAACAACATAATTTCCATAATTCAATGATAGTGGATAATTATTTACATTCGAAGATTGTCTTGATCTTTCAACATCTAGATTGAATGAACTATATGTTTCATATTCAAATCCTTGAACATAAGCTTTTCCAGGACTTAATGTTGCAGTAAATAGCTCCGCATTTGGAGTTGTGTTTGCATGATCTCTCAATCGAATTGTGAATGGTCTGACTGTGTAGCTACCCGACTCGTCATTTGTTCTTCTTGCTAATGTTTTTTCCAATTCAGAATAAATTGGATACTTGATAATATTTGTGATGTATCCATCTTCAACACGAAGAAGTTCAATGAACTGGCTATCGTCGGTACTATCAAGTGTGCGTTTAGCAAGAGTTAGAGTTATCTTGTAGCGAGAAGCGCCTGGAGCCTGATAATTTGATGCTTCTAATGCAGGATCAAGAAGAGATGTATCTGATGTTGGAAGAACAATGCTTTTATCTAGTTCTAATCCAACACGATATGATGGAGATGTTGAATACTTGTCAAGAATGATTGTTTGTGCTTCAACTCTTGAAAAATATCCATCGACAAACATTACACCTTCAGAAATACTTGCAACTGTTCCTAGACCTTCTGGTCCAGAAATTACTGCAAAGTCTGATGTGTTTGATGCCTTGATCGTATCATTTGCGAAAGTGTCTCCAGAAATATAATTGACCATCAATACTGGAGATGAACCGGTTTCATATGTCAACACAAACGCTGTTGCTTGAGTTGTTGCTGTGTTTGTTGTATTATTGACATACTTGCGATCAAAATTTGCAATTGTGATATCTGAACCAATATATTGGGATGATAGATTTAGAGCCGTTGCCTTTGACGTTGAAATTTGTGCTCCAGTTACAATACTTCCATTCTTGAAAACGTGATCTCCAAAACGTTGAACCTGTTTTTGAAGAATTGTTTGTAGCTGGGTTAATTCGCGAGCCTGAACAGCATAACCCGGACGAAACAGGATATTATAGAAATCCTTTGTCTCATCGTAGTCATTATAGTATGGAGAATCTACTGCTTCTGTGGGTACAATCTTATCTACCATCTTTTATCCTTAGTACTTTATGACTATTTTCATTAATTCTGCCTGATCATCCGTTCTGGATATAGGTGTTATATTGTCTATGTATATGACATGCCCAGAGCGATTTTTTAATTCGGGATTTATTATCGATGCAATAAATCGATTTGCTCCGGATGTTTGTCCATTTAAAGTTGTGGCTGTTGGTGTTCCAGTATATTCACTGACTTTCATTATATTCGTTGATGTATTCCACAATAAAACACGAGCACTAAAAGTTGCTAAATCTAAAGATGATCCTTGATACACATATTCGTCAGAAACATAATCAGGCCCTGCTCCAGCAATTGCTAATGTTAGCGTTTGAGAAAATACAGTATTTGTAAAAGCGTTTGAAGAACCGTATATCAAAGGATCTTTTATAATACTCACTTGTCTATAATCATTATTTGCAATCAAAACACCATCTTCATCACCATCTACCCTTACACTCATTATAATATTTGAGCCGCCAAGTTCATAAACTGGATTTTTTCCATGACCGCCAGGAGGACCAATTATTGCGCGAGCAACTGCACCAGAACCCCCACCACCTGAAATTGTAACATTTGCCGTAGTGTAGTTCGTTCCTCTTGTCGTTACAATCACATTTGCTATTGTGTTGCTTGTGGTATTAACGTAAGCGACTGCTGTGGCGTCTAAACCATCTCCCGAAATAGAAACAGTAATGTTTGATGTATTTGTATAATTTGAACCGCCGTTTGAAACTAAAATGATATCAATGGCACCATCAACTGCTGCCGTTTGCACTGCGTACTGTTGTGAGGCATCGTCTAGTGTTAGTGTTTTGACTGGCATCCATTCATCAGTTAAAAACTTCTGTCTTTCTTTCGTATTTAACGTGTACATATATTTCCAAACATAACCATCAGCTTCTGTACTAGCAAAATTTGAAATAACGTATGTTGGCTTCGCCGTTGAATTTGCAGAATTGTTATTATAAAGACATTTATAGACATTATATTCATCAGTTATGACGTAAAAATTTGTATTTGCATCAAACAAAGTGCTAGATGTATCATCATAGTTTTGATACACCGTGTTTGTTGTCCAATTTTTTCTAGGAATGGCTAACGATATATCATTTCCAGTTATTTTTTTTCCACCAATCAAATTTCTCCAAACATCATCTCGATCACTTACAGAATCTACTGCTGTATTAGGTAAAGAGTCGTTTGCCCATGGAGTATTTTTACCATATCCTATGTACAGTACAGTTGCAGCAGGCTCTGAAACTGATTCCAGAAGCTGTTCTGCGGAATTAATTCTAAGATTTTTTGTAGTTATAGCTGTCATATAGAAAAACTCTATTGTAATTTGTATTTATGCAGGTTCACTTGAAGTATTTGAACAATTAGTTATGTTGTTTGCAAATGTGAAGTTGTTGGCTATGCCACTATTTGTGTTTGCAAACAGGCCATTGCTCTTTAGATAAATTGAAGGTGTTATATTCAAATTAACTCTTCCCATATAACCATTTGAGGCTTGCATGTTGCTTGGTAATAGAACTCCATTAGCACCAATAAAGAAAGTTCTGATTGTTGTATTTGCAATATCTGCATAATTATTTGAAAACCAAAATTCAGATAAGCAACCACGATATGAACGTGTAAGATTTGGTTCAGATCCTATAGAAACATTGCTTCCAGTATAGTCTATCTGGCCAAAATTTATTAAATCTAGTCTAGTTGAATTGATATCATTTAGATAGACTTTACATGCTGAATTTGAAGATAAATCCCATGTTGCAACAAAATGATTCCATGTATTTTTAAATATCAAAGTTGACGTATTTGTCGTTAGTTCTAGAAGAGGAAGATTTGCTGCATTTCTCGCGGTAATTCTTATTATATCACCGTCTGTATTTTGTGTAATTGGATATGCAAGAGGGGCAAGAACATCGCCATCGCCCAACAAAGCTTCTACTGTTATATTAGCATTTATCCCAGCACCCTCTATTGATAAAATTGGAAATGCATTCGCATCATAACCAAATCCACCAACAATATGACCGGAATCTATTGTATATGGAGTTAGTTCTGTTCTGATAATAGAACCAGAAGCATTCACAATTGCTTTTGCATTTGCACCAAAGCCATATCCACCAACAACGTTTGTGAATATTATTTTTGCATTATTTGAATAACCGGATCCCGCAGAATTAATTTTCAATCGACCGATTATACCAAGAGCCTTTATCATTGAATTGCCAGAAGCTTCTGCTGTTGTCGATAGAATATTGTATCCAGCTCCAGGATCATTCAATGCAACTAGATAAATTGGACCTGTATTTGCATATTCGAAATAGGTCAAAGTTGTTAACAACGATGTATTTGCATTTCCACCAGAAGAATTGCTATAAGCACCAATTGCAGTCAAATTATAAGTGTTTATAACATCAGAATTTATATTGTAAGTATTTGGATGAACACTTCCATCATCTAGAACTTGCACAATTGTTGCATTTGCAGAAGTTCCTGTTCCAGATATGACTATCGTATCATTTGGAAATTTTCTAAATCCGGCACCACCAGAGATAACAACAAGATCGGCAATTTTTCCTAATAATGTATTTGCTCTTTTTGTCAACGATACAGAGAATCGTTGTGATGTCTGTGAATTGGAGTTATTTGAAATAGAAAATATTGTTTGGTCATTTGCAAAACTAGTTGGTCTAAACCAAAAGCTTATTGTTCCGGTTGAACCATTTGATGTATTTCCCAATGTTTCAGTTTTATACAAAATGGAATTTGAACCATTAAAATCAATTGAATTTGTGACGTAAGGAATATAACTACTTGTGTTAGATAAGCCAACATTTATTGTATCATCAACTACTGGTTCTGAAATATAAAGATATTCACCAAATAGCTTCAATCCTGCAGGATGAATATAATTCAACGCATATTGCTTATATTCATTCAACGCTCTTTTTACTTTTATAACATAACTAAAATTCTGATAATAATCTCTATTTTCAAGATAGTTTGAACTACTCAACAATCCCGTATCGTCTTTAAATCTTCCCGGATAAGTATATGTTCCTACCGTTAGTGTAACATTTGCTGTTGCAAGACCATCACCGCTATTTGTAAAATCAAGAGTTGGCGGAGTAACATAACCCACCCCTCTATTTGTAATTGTTAATTCTTCAATTACTCCAATAGATCCTGTATTAGAAGTAAGTTCATCGCCAAATCCAAGAAGTGCAGAAACAACTATATTAGCACCCGAGCCAGATCCGCTAATTGATACATTTGGAAGATGTGTCATGTTATATCCAGCACCACCTATCAAATGACCGGGACCCAAAAGAGTCAAATTTGTACCGATAATTGTTCCTGTAGCATTTGTTACTACATTTCCATTTGCACCATATCCAAACCCACCAGGAATATTCGTAAATATTAATGTTGCCCCATTCGAATAGCCAGTTCCGCCGTCATTGATCTTTAATCTACCAATAATACCTAGATTTTTTATTCTTGTATTTGCATCTATGGATGCTGTCGGTAATGATGTATAGTTATTTCCTCCACTAGAAACTCTAATAGCTACTACAGGACCGGTATTTGAATAAGCAAAAAAAGTCAACGTATTAACTAGAGCAGTATTTGCATTTCCGCCAGAAGAATTGCTATAAGCGCCAATCGCTGTCAAATTATAAGTGTTTATAACATCAGAATTTATATTGTAAGTATTTGGATGAACACTATTATCAGTAAGAACTTGAATTACATTTGCATTTGCTCCTACGCCGCCACCGCCCGAAAACAAAATAAAATCTGAGACTCTAAATCCTGCACCCCCTGATATAACCGAAACATTTGAAATATTTCCTGAAGAAATATCAGATACAATTACGGAACCACCAGAACCACCACCACCCACAACTGGTATTGAAGTTCCTATTGTATAACCCGAACCACCATTTGTTAGTGCTACACTTGAAATAAATCCACTTAGAATATCTGCCGATAGCGTTTCATTATTAGCATTTTTTATGAAAACTTGTTCTCCTGAAATAAAATCGCCATTTTTATTAGAAATGAAAAATTCATTTATTTTCGTTCCGCTTTCATATGAAACAAAAATTCTTTCAACAAAAGCTGATGCTTGTGATGTGTTTCCAACTACTTTCGTGCTTTCAAACTTTTTTAAATTAATAATAGAATCGTCTACAATTTCATTTATTTCAATATTAGACAAACGAATGGATTGCTCAACAAGCCATTTTCCAGAAGATGCTATTAGAATATCATTTTTTGGATAATATAATTCTGGATCTTCGTTGAATAATAATCTAAAGAAAAAATTATATGATTTTTCAGTACCTTTAGCTCTATAAAAATCTTTTATATTTTTTAGTAATTTTGATTTATCAGAAGATACTTCTTTTGGTATTAGAGTTAAAAATTCATTGTATAAATGATCATTAAATTCAGTTAATCCAGTATCTGTAATTTTATCTGTATCAAAATATTTTGTAAGATTTTTTGCTCTTTCAACTGTTTTTCCATACGATAAAACAGTATTTGACTGTTCAAGATATTCATAATATGCTTTCACAAATGCTATGAAAGTGGGATGATCTGAACGAACAAATTCGGGTAATTGACTACTTACAACAGTAGAAATCTTGTTGTTTGTTGTCATTCGATTTCATTCTCCATGACAATCTGGATTGCTGTTGAATCTTCAGAATCAATTGAAAGTAGTCTATTTCTCAACGGTTGCAATGTTTTTTGAAGAGGATAGGCATTTAAAGTTAAAATGCTCAAATCATAATTAGGATTAGTTGCAATTGAAATTGGTTTAAAATTGTATATGTTTATTCTACCTGTTCTGTAATTTATATCGCCAAAATTACTATTCAATATCACTTTTTCTCCAGTTGTTGAAGAAATGTAGTAGGTTCTAAGAGTTCCTACTTCCTCTGAAAGAATAGGTATTGCTACGGCTCCAAAACCTGTAGAATCAGTAATCGCGATTGTTGCTCCAGAATAATCGGATCCTTTATTAATAATTTCTACTGAAATTATTTTACCGTTTACAACGACTGCTTTTCCTGTAGCCCCCACACCATCGCCAGTTATTGTGACTGTGGGGCTGTCTGAATATCCAGATCCAGAATTTGTTACTGAAACACTGTCGACGCCTGTAAAAGATAGGGGTGTCTCTTCTATAAGAGCATCTCTTTCGACACCAAATCCATCATAAATCTTAAAGGTTGGATAAGAATAAAGTTTTTCACTATAAAGTCCGCGACTCAAAGGAACGTTGAAATTTATTTCATAGTTTTTTTGTTGAGTAGTGGATGGCTGGAATCTTTTTTGAACAATAGTTGAAACGTCAGTTCCTAAAAATGAATTTTCTGAAAGAGTTATCAAGTTTTGTAATTTTGACGAACGATATGTAGAATTAAATTTTTCTAAATCAGTATCATTATAAGTCGTTATCGTATTTGTCACAATATTTTTTAATTGATTTTCATCATTTGTTGTCTGATTTGAATCATAGTTTACTTTTATTTCTAATTTTAGATAAAGATATTCCGGATCAACAATTTCTGGAGTAACTGTCAATATATTTCTATTTGTAACTAGTTCACTAATGATTCTATCTTTTTCAATATTTGTAATCACATAACCAGACTTTGGCTTCATCGAAATGAATATCTTTCCATAAACCACAGGATCATTTTCTTCCCCACCCCACACAGAAATTGTTTCTACGTTTGGATAATCTTTGAGAAGCAATGTTCCATAATCATCTTTTGTGACTGCTCTATTTTGTGCCGTATAGAATTTAGGAGCCAAAAACTTTATTCTATCAATAGTATCTCTCTGTGCTCCGCCGGCAGCTGCAGAAATTGAATTGACTACAACATTAGAAAAATTACCAATAGAAGTTGTCAACGTAAACGAATTTGCCTTGTTTGAAGCATCACCATTAGTAGATAGATATGTCATTTGAACAATATTTCCATCATTCAAATTTTTACCTATATAACCATCTCCAAAATACAATGTGTATTGATTTCCATCAGATTCTTCCAAGAAATATACTTTTGAATTTGAATTTAGTGACGTAATGTCATCAGCCAAAATGTATGTTTGAATAATACTATCGGTAGTTGAGTTTTGAACTGAAATTAGCAAAGTAGAAGTGTCAATATTTGCCTCGGGAATCAAGAAACGTCTTCTTGTATTTGAGGGATCAACCACAACATTATAAGAAATTTTTTCTCCCTGGACAATTGAAACATCATTAAAAGTGTATGTATTAGATGTAATGTTTTTGCTTGCGACATAAGAATCTAGATTTACAAATGTATAGTTTACACCATCTATCTGCTCCGATTGAAACTGAGAGTATGCAGGAAGTGTAATCGAAGAGAGTCCACTTGTAGGAGATGTATCGGCGACAACGATATTGATTTTTGCAGTAGCACCTCTCATTGAAGTTGGAACATAATTTATATGTTTTGAGTGAGAAACAACCGAACTTCTCAAAATAGCACTATCCAAGAACATTTCATTACCAACCATGTTCAAGTAGTATCCCATGTAGTGGGTATTGTATGCAAGAACATCTAGAAGAATATTCAAACCAGATCCCTCAAAGTCGTAGTCTGTAAATTGACTTTGACTTCTTAAATAATCTCGTAGATTTGTTTTTATTGTATCGAAATCTAGCTCGGCAATTCTAAGAACGGTATTTGATGCTGCCATATTATCTTACTCTTTCTAGAAATACATTTATTGTAGTGGGCGTTGCCTGATTTACAATATAAAAAGATATAGATACGTCAAATGAATTCGAATCTTCTCTTGCTTGAACCACAACGTCTCTCAATTTAACCCTTGGCTCAAAATTAACAATAATATCTTGTATTGCTCGTTTTAGATGTTGCGCAGTTAAAGATGAGATATTTTCAAACAAAATTTGACGAACCAAGCCTCCAATTTCGGGATGAAATGGCTTGTCGTAATTTGACATGTTGATTAGGTTTCTAACCGATCTAATAATTGCTTGATCTCCAACGCGAGACGCGACATCATTTGTTGCAGGATGTCGTGTAAAATTAAGATCAAGATCTCTAAATGTTCTAACGGTTGTGTTTATAGCCATGTGTTTATTTATGTAAACTTGGATAGGAGTTTGCTTTGACCAATCTTGCTTTCAAGTATAAATCTTCCGCACGGATCGCCGTACATGTATTCCAATAAAGAAGCTAAAGAAGCTTGTCTCAATCTTTCCAAAGCATCATTAAAAAAGTTTCGGTCTGCGTTTATAATACTTTGGATTTGATCTCTAATCTCGTTTACGCGAATGATCATATCTGTAATGTCCGCCAAACAATTGTTTATCTGCGATATCATGTCATTCAATTCGTTGGAGTAGCCGTTGAGTTGCTCATTTGCAAACAAACCGCTCATATTTCCCAACAAATTTATGCATCCTGTTATTCCATCGAGCGTATTGGCTAAATCGTTAAGTGATCTACCGACAGAAAGAATTCTTTCTAATCCTGGTGTTGCATTATTTGTACTGCCCGCTATAACACCAGCCAAAGTTTCAACATGCGATGTAAATGAAGATATTCCTTCGCTAAGTCCGCCAGATCCTGTTAAAGCGGATCTAAGATTACTCAAAGATCCTGAATCATAACTACAGGAATTATTATCAATGGCAAAGACTAGAGAATTGACACTAGAAGTTAATCCCGTTATTGAATCGCCAACTGGGTTTTGAAAAAGAGAAGATTGTCCATCTTCGACAATTGAGGTAAAGATACTTTTTTGTGTTGGTGTGGTTTGGACCACTTGCGTAGATCCGCCGGGATATATCGCCTCATTTGGAAAAGTTACGATTGAACTTGGGTTTAATGATATTGGCATAATTTTTCTCTTGATAAGCTATTGATTTTACATTAAGATCGCAGTTGTTATCCCGAAAAGCATGTCTCTGCTCCTGTCATTATCATAGATCCACATGCAATTGGGTCCCCAATTCTACCACACTGTAGTCCATTGATATATACAGATCCTGACCCAGAAGCAAGAATGCTATCATGACAAGAATCATCACAGCAATGTGTTGTCCAATGATCGCTTTGTCTATGAACTCCTAGACCCTCGACAAAAACATTAGGACTCGCCGTATCGTTTATCCTTGGCGGATGACAGTCGTGTCCTGTACACATGCTATTTAATCTTGCAATTCCTGGCATTTTTTATGATTTCTACGCTACTGAAACAAGTCCTTTTTTATAGTCTAAACCAAACCAACTTAAGGTAAGTTTTAAATTCCCATTACGATTGAAACTTATGTGCATCCAACCAGAAGATGAGTTTTGTGGTGCTTCATAGATGATTCTATCAAAAGGCAGATTTTCAGCCGCCCATTTGCATCTCTCAAATAATTCTGACTTACTTATTCCTGGCCATTGAATATCTGCTGCTTGACCCGTTCCGTGTTGAGATTGATTTTCGCCCACGCGATAACCACTATTGATTCTAAGTCCAGGATATTTTTGACGTAGAGGTTCTATGCAATTCTCTGAAAGTGCTTGCAGATTACATGCAATTTCAGATTCTTTTAGTCCCTTTTGGGCGTTTATTCTATAAGGAAAAAGACAAGCGACAGAATAATCTCTTAATTTATAATTTGCACTTAGATTCTTGTTATAGTCTAATTCAGTCAAAGGTTCTGAGAAATCTCCACATGTTACTGGTGGAGAGGGTGTGGTATTTGCAGGCTCTGGTGATGTATCTTTTGGTGCGTCAAATGAAACATAGTCTTTTGACTTTGATGCATAATCTGGATCCACATCCAAGGTAACACCAGCAAAAACAAAAGTACCTGTTCCTCCTGGAACTTGTCTTTTTTCAATCACAGCTAATTTAGGATCATAGGTCTGTTCTATGTAAACTGGCGCCTCTCCCGGAGGATTAAAATCAATTCTTGGAGCAACAAACTTCATATTTCCTGTAGAAACTACTTCATATGAACCTTGAACTGAAGTTGTCATGTTTCCACCAACTTTTAAATCCGCATCACCCCTAACGAAAATAGAACATCTTCCGTTTATAGTAATATTGCAATCTCCATAAACAAGAACATTATTGTCGGATAATACTATCTCATATTTGTCTTTGACTATTTTGATAACACGAGTTCCATCTGGATGCATCTCGTCAAAAGTGCCTGTGCGATGCGCGACATGAATTCTTTCTGCACCTGGAGTGTCATCTATTTCCATAACGTGACCAGATTCAGATTCATAAACACGATTATAGGGATAG